TGAACAATGCGCAGTTTCTCGGCCAGGTGGTTACACGGGTTTAATGCAAGAGGTGGTTAATTCTGCCAATGAACACTTTACTCCTACTGGACCCTACTTGGAGCAAACGAATTTCTATGAGGATGTGATTATGCCTGCCCATGATTATGGACAACGTGTATTTACTTCTTCTGCGGATAATTCAAAACCAAACATCTTAGTTATGCTGACTGATATCGTATCGGAATTATACGGTGATATCCTCAATATAACGGTAGGTGTTTACAATTTCGTTGCGAGCTCCGCAGAGATGTCGCTGCCTCAGTTTCTTATGGTGCTGAGAGTGGTGTTAGCTCTGTTGGGAATGGCAATACTTATAGCTATTGGAAACATGATCTTACGCTTCATGTGTAGAATGGGTAAGAAAACTCTAAGTTTGATTTTCAAATTTTGTTGTTTTCTCCTTCGTTTTGGACAGGGCAAAGTGATGGGACTGTATTACTATTTGTGGACGCTTCAGAAATTTAAAGCTAGCCCAGAAGGTGTTGTGATTTCTGACTCTGATAAAGAGTTGGTTACATACAATTCTATGGTTTGTCTTAGAATAAAATTTCGCGACGAATACCTGCTTATTCCTATAAAAGATGGACTAATGTTGGCCGCTGCAGGGGGTCCTCCCTCAGTTCCTCCTCCTAAATCGCAAGATATAATGGAGAAAGCTCTGGATGGGTCAACTATGCGGCTTAGCACTTCATGGCCTAAGGGTGTGGTTGCTTTAGCAACAGCAGAAAGTAAAGTAATGGGAATGGGATGTAGATGTAAGATAGACGGAAAGGATGTGCTGCTGACGGCAGCGCACGTACTTAAAGCTATGTCTTTTATCGTGGGAGATCTTTTCATGGTCAATGACGAGAGAAAGATGCCTTTCTCACGCACAGAGCCTATTGTAATGATTTCCACAGGATTGGATGTAGTCGCGGTAGAAATTAAAGCGAGTGTATGGACAGCTCTGGGAGTTAAACAACTTAGTTTCAATTTTGATGTGAAGTCTAACCCTATGGGTGTTAAACTTTATGGATATAGTGGAGGCAAGTTAGCGGTCTCAGAGGGTAGATATAGACCTAATTCGATTATTATAGTACATTATGCGTCAACTCAACCAAGCTGGAGCGGAACCCCGCTTATAGCAGACGACGGGAAAATCGTAGGTGTGCATAGAGCGGCAGGTCTTCGGGAATCAGGAAAGAGAGATTACAATATTGCATCTTCCATCAAATGGCTTGAGGTAAATAGAAATGAAACATCGAAAAGTGATGAAAATACAGCGAATCAACGCGACAAAGATATCAAAACTTGGGAAAACCGTAAGGAAGCCCGAGAAAAGAGAAAATTTGGCGATGAAAGCAAAGTTAATCGATTTTCAATAGAATATAAGGATAGAGATATAGTGGTAGCTGCTACAACGCAGAAGTACAACTACAATTATCTGCCCTTATCTGAACTTCTAGCTGAGCCCAATAGTTGGGATAATGCAATGAATGAAATGCCTGAATTTAATCCAGATGAGTATCTGGGGGATATCGAGTCAGTGTTATCACCTCTAACTCCTAAGGTAAGTTTTGGAAATAAAGGTAAAGCAATTCTACCAGCGATCATCTCGGTGAAACGCGAAGAACGTAATAGCAGAAATGAAACCGCGACTGCGAATGGAGTTGAAATAGTACCTTCGGGTCTAGCGGCGACTACCAAACCAGTAGATACGGATCTTCAGGTTATTATGGAGCAGAACAGTATGTGTTATGATTTGACAGAAGAGAAAGATCAGAAATTGATTTACGGCAGTAAGTTCTACGAGGCAGGAAAATCTCATGTGAAGTTTTACTTCCAATCAGAGAAACCTGGTGACGGGAAACTAAGATACGTGAAGAAATTTTCTAAATCTAGACCGGAAGTTTTAAATTATGCTTGGCCACAACGTACAGACGCAACTGAGAAGTTGTCAGTCGAAACGCACGCCACCAAGTATATGCCGGTTTGGAATCTCGAGATGTCAAAAGCGATGAAGAAATCGTTAGAATCTTATATTAAAGCTTTTATACCAAAGTATAGAATTCCAGACAGTTTAGAATATGCTCTCATCAAGAATAATGATGCTCCTTCAATTTGGAGAGAGAAATCGGGATTTAATGATGTTATCATGTATATAGATAGTTCTAGGAACCCAGGAAGTCCTTATGTTAAATACGGTACTACAAATGCAGTAGTTCTGAAAACAGAACTAGAGAGAATAACTAGCATAGTTAGAGCTAGAATGGTGATGTTAGGAGATAGCAAAACTGTTATCAAGGATAATCCAACAGAAAACCTAAAGGCGGGATTATATGATCCAATAAGATTCTTTAATAAATATGAGCCTACAAAACTAACTAAAATCGAAGAACACCGTGAGAGATTGATTTCCAGTGTTAGCTTAGCTGATCGCATAGTGAGTTAGATGCTTATAGCACCACTTAATGCGACTCAGAAAGAGAACTGGAAGACTAGTGATCACACTATGGGATTTGGGATTAGGAAAGAGGAGGATATCAAGAATGTGGTAGATAGATTTACCGAAACTTACTCTGACTCAAAGCTTCACCATGTGGACTTAGATGCCACTGCGTGGGACTGGCAGTTTGGAGAAGTAGGGTATGACATTGAAGCATACATAATTATGGAGTCTTGTATTAATCCTACTGTAGCATTCCTGAACGCAATTCAGAACCTGAAACAACTAGAGAAGAGGAAAATATTTCAGTTTTCGAAAGGAGACATGATAGCTCAAGTTACACCTGGGTTGGTTGCTAGTGGTAAATATGATACCACCCAGCAAAACTCAAACGTAAATGGGTTTCTTATGTATTACTTTGGAGCTGTTAACCGACGTGTTGCGGGGGACGATGGTCTCGCTGCGTTTAAAGCGGGTTTTAGAGAGCGGTATAGAGAGGCCAATATGAGTATGAAATTTAATGACATCGTCAAACAAGACGGAAAATTTGAGTTTAGTTCTAACTATTGGGGTATCGATAAAACCGGGAAGTATTTC